TTGGGTTGATCACTATGATACCTTTCTTGGCCCCGTTGGTCTCGATCTCATAGGCCAAGTTGGTGACCGCCATCCAGTAGTTGCCCGAGCCAACCAAGGTTCCGGCAGCCGCCGCGGCTGCATCTACCTCGTCAAGCCAGAGGCCCGCCTTGTGGGTGCCGTCTGTCCCCGTCCAGTAGTAGTGATGCGCGTCGTACAGGTTCGAGGCACCATACAGCTTGGTGGCATACAGTTCAACCTGCTGGTCCGAGAGGGGCCAATCAAGGTACGGGTTCACGATATTGTTGATGACCAGGATCGTCCAGAAGTGATCCACCACTCCATACAGTTTGTGCGACACCGATTCGGGTGTCTCGCCCGACGCGACAGCGTATTTCTGGAAGATGTAGAAGTTCGAGATGTTGATGTCGCCGGGCTGCACCGACGTGACCAGGTTCACGGCGTTCTGAACCATCCTGTCATTGTCGTAGATGGTGTCGTCAAAGTATTGAAAGAACCCAATGGCCATATTAGTAGCTCGGTACGCCACCGGCCATGGTAATGTCGTTGGACGTCACCAGGTCGATTTCAGTGAATTGGAGGTTCAAGGTGATCGATGCCGGAAAACCGTCACGCATCACGGCGAACATGCCTTGCGGGGTGTAGTTGGTGTCGATGCTGGTGCACACGCTTCGCTTGAAACGGTTCAGATACGGGTTCGGGGATCCTTGCCACAGGTACTGGATCTCACATTCCTGTGGGTAGCCCAGGAAAGCTGAGCCACTCGAGCCTGTTGGGAGTGAGTTCGCCCGGAAACGCTGGATCACATTGAAGATTGCCTTGGCATCGCTCGGCACGAACGGGGTGAACTTGAACTGGAACGCGAACTGACGGAAGTTGATACCACGGAACAGCATGGTCAGGTACGGGTTCGCCAGCTGACCGAGCGAGGCGGCACTGGTGCTGGCGATGTCGGCGCTGGAAATGCCCGAGTTCAGATGCTTCTTCATGACTGCCTGAACGGCGTTGGATACCATTGACGCACCGAAGCGTTCACTGATGTCCTTGGCTCCATGTGCAGACTCTTCATGCAAGCCGCTCAACAGCAAACGAGCCGGGAGACCCTGTGTTTGAGCGTCCCACGACACGGTTGACGGCTGGGCGGCGTCCTGGGGCATATACAGCACAATGGTATCGGCAGCCTCGGAGTTCTTGATCGAGGTGCGCTTGTACCATTGGAACTGGATCGTGGCGGGATTCGAGTCCTGATCGCTCAACGACTGCGGGTATTGGAAGATTGCCATTCGGGCCTCGGGTGTGTTCTCTCTTTATTTACAGCAGGTTCGGGCCGTAAATATCACCATGGCACACAAATACATGCAGGGGCGTTATCGTCTCATCCATCCAGAAAAGTATCAAGGCGACACAGGAGATGTCGTCTATCGGAGCAGCTGGGAATTCAAACTCAATAGGTTCCTGGATCACAGCGCCAACGTGGTCAAGTGGTCATCCGAGGAGTTGGTGATTCCTTACTACTCACAAGCAGACGGGAAGATGCGTCGCTACTTCGTGGACTATGTGGTCCAGGTGAAAGGATCCTCGGGCGCCATCAAGACCTTTCTGGTTGAGGTGAAGCCCCACTCCCAGACCCAGCTACCCGTTCGCGGACGCAAGAAAGACAAGACCTTCCTGAAAGAGATGTACGACTATCAGGTCAATCAAGACAAATGGGATGCCGCTCGCACCTTCGCCAAGAACCATGAGATGGAGTTCATGGTCTTCACGGAATACGAACTCGGGATCGCCAAGAGGAAGTAATGGCAACCACCCAGCAACAGCAGCAATCATCCATCGCTTGGTTCCTCAGCATGATCAAGGGTCTGAAGGGCTCTGCTGGCTTGCGCAAGCGTGTGGACGCCGACTATTTCGATCCCAAGAAGGATGCCACGATCGGGCAGATGTTCTTCTTCTACTACGACGCCAAGCTGAAGGATGAGCTCCCGTACTGGGACAAGTTCCCGCTGGTGATCGTGCTTGACATCGATGCCACGGGCTTCCTGGGTCTGAACCTGCATTACCTGCCGCCGCGACTGCGCAAGATGCTCTTGGATCGTCTGCTCAAGTACAAGATGAAGGCAGGCTCCCCGCGCGCCTTCATGAAAATCTCATACCCTTTCCTGAAAGCCGTGATGGCTGACAAGATGTTCCAGGTCTGTGTGCATCGATACCTGCACAATCACCTCAGGTCCAACTTCATCATCGTTCACGAGGGAGCATGGGAAAACGCCTCCATGCTGCCTGTACAGAAATTCCAAGGCGCCACGGCACGACAAGTTTGGAGCAATCGCTAATGGGTGCAGTGGGTCTTTCAGTTCAGGAGTTCATCTCCTACTTCGGGGCAGGTCCTGGCCGTCCCAATCGCTTCCGTGTGGAGTTCAACATGCCGCCCGGCGTGGGTGGGGGCGCGAACTTCGTGAACCTCATGGCCTTCGCGGGACAAACCGCCAAGGTCCAGGGCCAATACAACTCGGGTCGCGGGGCAATCAACATCATGTGCAACCAGGCCACGCTCCCGCAGCGTTCCTTGATCACCTACGGCGTGAACCAGAACTCGGCAGAGTTTCGTGTGCCCTACTCGGCATCGTACGATCCCGTGACTTTCACGTTCTATGCCGACAGCACCTTGAACTCGCGCACATATTTCGAGATCTGGCAGTCCACGGTCCAGAACATTCAGAACAACAGCATGAACTACCCTTCAGAGTTCGTGGCCGATGTTCACATGTACCAGATGGACTCACGCGGGAATGACACCTACTACTGCAAACTGATCGAGGCATGGCCCATGGCGATCGGCTCGGTGGAGCTTTCAATGTCAGCCGAGAACCAGATCCACAATACGACTGTCACGATGGCCTACAAGTACTGGACTTCCCAGAACGATGACGACGGCGTGAACAAGTCCACGAACACTCAGCCAAGTGTGAACGCATCACCGCCACAAACCTGATCCTGGCCACGAGAGACGCTCAAAAACACCCTTCTAACCTATTGATTTCATTATGCCAAAAGTAGCCAAAAACGATAAACCCGTAGATATCAACCCTTGGACCTATGCTGGTACCGATGTCACTGAAATGCCCGAGAAAACTCTCGGTTTCGTGTACCTGCTCACCCACATCCCCACGGGTCGAAAGTACATCGGGAAGAAGCTTTTCCTGTTCGCGGCCACCAAGCAGGTGAAGGGCAAGATCAAGAAGATCAAGAAGGAGTCCGACTGGAAGAACTACTATTCCAGTAGTGATGAGATCCAGGCGATGGTCAAAGAGAAAGGTCCCCAGGACTGGAAGCGCGAGATTCTGCACTTCACCAAGACCAAGGGGACCTTGAGTTATCTCGAGGCGCGTGAACAGTTCGACCGGCGCGTGCTCGAGAAGCCTGATGAGTATTTCAATGGGCAGATCCAGTGTCGGATCCACTGGTCACACGTGAAGCTCTAAACTTGTCGATCTCTTGGGAATCGCATCAAGGCGTCGATTGTTGAACCCGGCCTGGCATTAGAGTGTTCCCAACGCTTCAGGAATCTCTTCTCATCCAAACGAGCAGTTTCCTGTACTTGGTATCGTGATTCCAGGAAGGCCTTTACCTCAGCCTTCTGATTCGCCTTGAGTTTCGATTGATGGCGGATATGAGCGCGCGCCGCTAGAAACTCTTCATAGCCTGGTTCTCCTGGCCTGACCTTTTGCAGACGTTTGGTCACGGGAATTCACCGCTCAGGACCACATACAGGAAATGGTCGTCTCCAATGACATCTTGCATCTTGTAGACCGATGCCCGCCGCAGCCCGGTGAATCCTTGCAGCTGAAGCGCCTTGACCAGAAAGGTCTTTAGCCCCTCCATGGTGGTGTTCTCATGGATCTGGCACGAAACCGAGCGCCAGCCGGGTGCGTTGGAATCGATTTCACGAATCCCAGCTGCAGCACACAGCTGATCCACCGCGATGCTGTAGACTCCATTCCACTGTTTCAGTTCTTCGTGGTTCATACCTTTCTCCCGAGATTTTTCAGGATCGTGGGATCCGTGATGCCACCGATGTATTCGTACCCCGCCTTGTTGTGAAGCGGAGCAACCATGGTTTTCTTACGCTCGATTTCCACCCGAGCCGCTGCTTCTCGGTCAGCCATTTCACCCTGGTATCGAGCCGCGCTCGCAAATAGGGGGTCGCGTGCCTTGTCATATGTGCTAGTACACGACGGGAGCGAGCGGGTGTTGTATCCTGCATCATGATACTGCCTCGGCTTCAAGGTCACAAAGGGCTTTGGTTTCCGCTTCGTGATGGTGACGTAGGGGTTGGCCTTACGTGTGGGTTCTTGGCAGAACATTACCATTACTTGTAGAACCTCTCGAGGACGGTACCGTCATCATCACGACTGGCGACGTTGAGGGATATGCTTTCATCCCAACAACCCCATCCGTCGGCAGTCTGGGCGCAGAAGCCCGCCGAAACAACGTGCCCGAGACCCATGGCGACGTTCGCGTGGATCAGCGTCTCGGGAAACACGATTGGCCGTTGGTGAGTGCCTTCAGGACGAAATCGAGACTGTCTTCACCCTTGGCAGGCTTCATGCCATGGATCAATGCATACTTCATCTTTTGGTAGGTGTTGGTGGTTTTCGACATTTTCACGATTGCATCCAGGACAGCACGCTTGGTGTAGCCGGCGCAGATAAAATCGTCCACGAACACCAGGACACGTCGCTTGACATCGGGAACATCACTGATGCCGGTCATCTCCAGGTCCGACCCATGCGAATCTTCATCCTCCTTCCGGACGTATACCATCCCGAACTTGAAGAGAGGATCCTGCTGGTGCAGCTGCATCGCGATCGCGGTCGCCGAGGCGATGCCCGACATGCCACGATAGCAAAGGATGGGGTACAACTTGCGACGACCCTTGCACTCCTCCATGATTCGCTTGGCCCAACTGGATGCGTTTTCGGTCAGCTCTTGGATGTTCTGAGCGTTTGAGTAATGCGTTGTTGACATGATATATCCTCAGAGTTCTGATGGGGACTGAGTTGCAGAATTAGCAGGTGACGCAGATGTTCCGTTCGGCCTGAGACATCACCGTGTTGAAGATGTAAGAAGTCGTCCAGGTTACCTCACTTGGGGTGGCTGCCTTCAACATGGACAGCACGTGGGACTTCTCCCTCAGGTATGTGACCGCGAAGTCCAGGTCATGCGCCACAATGCTTTCGGTGTTGGAACCCAGGTCGCACAACTTTACGATCTGGGCCATCATGGGCGCATGCGACAAGCGCAGGGCCTCCAGCTTCTTGCGCATGGCGCGGTTGCCCTGCTCGGGAGTAATGGTGTCGGTCAGCCAGTAGACCAGCTCCGCGACCTGCTCTCCAAACTCCTTCTCGATCTCCTGGAAGGTGACACCGCAGTCCTCGACCGTGTCGTGCAGCAACGCCGCCTCCAGCGCCGGGGTGAAGTCCGTCACCAACTGAGCGTGTCGCGAGGCATTGATGCCACCCGGCAGGGTCTTGATTGCGCACCACAGACGATGACAGACGTCGATCGGGTGAACGATGTAGGGCTCACCCGTGTACTTGCGAGCCTGCTTGCGGTGCGCCGACCGGGCGAACTGGAAGGCCTTGGTCAGACTATCCGGCATCCATTCCGGCTGCTTGACACACCAACCCTGGACGTTCTTCGCTTGCTCGGTCATCTTCTTACCCTGTTTGGTTGACTACGAAACAATTATAGCACCCCTAGCTCAGAAAGTCAATACCTTATCCCAAATCTTTTTGATTTATTTTTCCTTCGGGTCACCATATTTTGCCTTCGCTTCGGCAACCTGCTGCCTGATGGCGTTCGCGAGAACCAGAAGACCTTCAGGTGAATCGACGTGGTAGAAGCCCGCCGCCAGGCCTTTGTACCAGAAGTGTGGACTGCGGCAGGCACAGTCGCCTGAGACTCGAACTTCATCGCCATAGTCGCGCCAAATGCCCATGGCATGCTCGAAATCGATGCCAGGCCCCCTCGCGCTCCAGTAATACCAGGCTCGCTCGAAGACCCAGCCGTGCAAGACGCCGCGGACCGAGTTCTTCACTTCACCCGAGGCTTTACGCAGGAACGAGAAGGATGTCTCATCATGCCCGGCGTTCTCCTGAATGGTCTGGATGCCGGCCGCCTTCAGCTCAAGACGCAAGATGGCATCAGTGTCGTCATGGTCACCGGCCTTGTTTGGAAATCGCATAATTTTCTCCATTCAAAAAAGGGCCCAACAATAAGTCGGAGCCCAAAAGATTACATGTGGGAATCGTTTGGAACTAGTTTACTTTGACATCAGTCTTCGTCTGGCGTCAATTTCACCGAACAGTCGAGCATACAGCCGCTTCATCATCGAGAACATCATCGGGCCCTTTCACATTCTGTCAGGAGTTTCAGCAGCTCATCATCCTTGGCGCCGAACCGCGAATAGAACTCCTCGGGCACGATGATGCCGATTGCCGTGATCGCGCCGTCCAAGGCATCCTGCGACTCATGAAACTTGGCGACGGGGAGATAGTACAGATCGGCCTTTTCCTTGAGCCGCGAATACCGGTCCCGCAAGCTCGAGGCATAGCCGCCGTTGCTGATGAAGATCGTTTTGTGGTGAACGGCCCAGGTGTGGAAGATCTCACGCTGGGACGGGTGGATCGTATACTTTACCGCCAGCTCGGATACAAGATGTGCGGTCTGGATACCGGCATGGATGCCTTCCAGATACATCGAGGTGAACGCATACAGTCTCATCGTTGTTCCTTGGTTCCAGGGTGCTTCGATCGGGCGCCATAGCGTTCGATGAAGCGATTCATCTTGTATTTGAGTTTCTGGTCGAGCAGTTCCGAATCGCCGATTCGGACTACCTGATCCAGGAGGAGAACAACATCGGCGAGCTCTTCGTAGAACTCGTCCCAGCGGTCGTCCTTGCCTCGAACGAAGATCTTGACGATCTCCTTGGTGAGCTCACTCATCTCTTCGACGAGAAGGAGAGCGGTGAAGCCGGACTGTTGGTGACTGCAGGTCGCATCATATGAGTTGACCGTATCCAGCATCTGCTCATTCTGAGCGAGAAGTTCTTGAGTCTTCAACGGAAAGCCCTCCGATCGGCACGGTGCTGCGACTGCGCCGAACGCTCACGTTGGAACTTGACGCTACCGCGGGTCAGCTTCAGCCGCTTCTTCCCGAGGATCTTGTCCAGGCACCAAGCACCACCGAGGAGAATTCCAGCGAAGGCGCCGAACAGTACAACTGTCACCAGCCAGATGCCAATTGCAATGACCCATGGTGCAAGAAGCAGACATACTGCGATGACGATGACCAGCGACCAGCTGAGGGTAACAACTCCGACGAGTTTCAGGATCACAACAGCAGCAGCGATGACAGACCAGAAGTTCATGCTTTCTTCCTTTCAGGATAGCCGGGTCCAATGACCCAGATGTTTTCTTGAATGGCATTATACCACTCGTCATTCCGGCGAAAGCCGGCCTTTTGGAGGGCCTGGAAAATCCTCGTCGAGGCTTCGCGAAACTTCCCATCGCCGATGATGCGCCCGACTAGGGCACGGATCGCGCAGGCTTCATCGTGATCCAGGACCAGTGTCACCAGTGTCACCTCTTCCTTCTCGACAACGGTGATCTGCACTTCTTGGGTCGTTTCTTCGATTGTTGCGGTTGCCATGATGATTCCTTTTGGTTACAGTTTCAGATTGCGAAGCAGCACACGACCGATGTAGAAGGTCGACACAAAGAACGCGATGAGCGCCAGGATCCAGAAGGCGATCATCATGAACCCGAGCGCCTCAAGAACCCAGAGCGGGCCCAGGTTGAACACGAATGCGATGAGCGCCAGGAGACCGGCAATCACCAGGATGATGTACGAACGGATGAGCTTGAGCATCACGAAGGCCTACAGTGAAATGTTGAGTTTGAAAGACGTCTGACCGATGTTCATGATCTTGACGTTCGAGACACCATGCTTCTTGGCCAGCGCCTCAATCTCCTCAGCCAACTGCACTAGCACTTTCATGCTCTGGATCGGCGTCAGGGTCTTCCGGGGTGTCATGCCAGCAATTGTGTGCATGCCGTGCGTGCAGATGAAGCCGTTGAGATATTCCAAGGCTTGCCTCCAGGTGGCCCTGTATGGGATTCCCTCATCGCCTGTACGCGTCAAGCAATAATTTGTGGCGTAATCCCCAAACAGGTGATGGATCACATCATATTCAGTTTTGACTTCGAAGGTGCGCGGATCGCTGAAGCGCAAACACCTCCTCGAATCATGATGCATACCCAGGATACCATGCTTGGCTGCTTGACCAATCAAGCAGAGATCCAGCCTCCCTTGATTGAAGTCCTCAGGTTCCGGAAGCTTCACCAGTGAGTTGTACAGAATATTGAGGTTCTTGTTGTGACGAGTCGAGAGTTTCATGATGAATTCCTATGCGTGAGCGTCCGGGCCGCCAGTGCGGTCGATCCAGGCAAGCCAGATCAGGAGGATAACTGCGAGGGTGAAGACCATGTCAGGCTGCCTTCTGGAGAAGAACTTCGCTGCCGTCTCCAGCACCCGCGTTCGGGTCGGTCGGCTGTGCACCACCCACACTCGGACCCACCTCGATCAGGAGGATGCCGTTGTTGATGCTGAGGTAGCGGTAGCCGTCCCGATGGGCCACCGTGAAGCGAAGACCTG